TGTGCTCAAGAGCCGGAACCAGTTTGATTTTCGTGGCGTTGCTCTCCACCGTGTGGTCTACGATTCGGTAGTTGCGACTGTTGAACCCGTCGTTGTAAAAATCGGAAAACAAATTATTGGATGAGCCCGCTTTGTGAAAAGTCAACTGCTGACCAATGAGCATGCCAAGCGGTACCTTGAGAATAGGATTGCTCTCAAAAATGGTGTTGGCCCCACCCGATGTTGGGTCCGTGCTGACAAAGGTCAACACGGTGCAATCGGGTGAACTGGTCGTCCATGTCGTCGTCCAAGTGCATGGTTCGCCGTGCTGAATGTAAATACCCGTCTCGTGACCCATAAGGACTTCCGAAACATCACCCTTGTACGCTTGACTTGCCGACACTCATCACACCCCCACTGGGTCTGCTAACACGACCACCTCTACTTGAAAGGTGTGGCGAAACAACCGCTTGGTCCTGTCACTCAAATCAGTCCTTGTCTTGAATATCATGCGGTCGTAATTGATACCGTCACCTTTGCGGTCAACATGAATCAATCTACGAATCTCGTTCTCCAAAGACTGTAAATGCGAATGACTCTTGGCAGTACGCACATCAACGGTGATGTTGATACGGGTCATAACAAAGTTGTAGAGCAAGTCGGGGACATCCTCGTTGTGGGCTGTTTCGTACGCAAACACAAAGTCCGAACGCTGGAGGTCCGAACGCTTGCCACGCTCCGGCTTGACCGAAGCAATGTGCTCAATCACTGGCTTGATGTTGTTGGTCTTTGCCCGATTCCACTTTCGTAGCGTTTCAAGCACAAGGTCAACGGCCTCTTTTACCATGTGCCCACCTCACTCAAACACAACGACCTCAATGTAGCGGCGCAGTATAGCCTCGGATTCTTGCTTCCACATCGTGGCCTTCTGTGCCAGCGGGATGTTTTCACTTCCTTCGGGGATGAGGACTGAGCGGTCGTCCGCCATGAGGAGGTCCACGGCCACCAGTTTTGTAGCCGCCTCTTCAATAGCCTGCTCCACATAACGCTCACCGTAGATGTAGGACACCTTGATAGCGTTGAACTCAAAGAACGGGTAGGAGTTGTTGAAGTAAATGATACCCATCTCGGAGTCAAGCCACCAGTCTTTGAGGCGGGCTTGGTCACCACCAGCATCCGAAAACGCACCGATGTCCGACTGGAAATAATACTGAGTCAACTCTGTATCAACCGTGTCCAACTGTGTGAGGCTCGCTCCTCCGCCGACGACAGCGACGCCTGTGAAGGCTGTGTCCGTTTTACCGGTGTAGGAAAACACACGAGTAGAAGCGCCGTTGACAATCATCAACAGCCCTTTGGACGGGAAAGTGCTGGTGGAGTCCACTGAAAGTGTGGTGCCAGCAACGCTACGAGTGCTGAACCTGTAGATGTTTTGACCAGCCGATGGTTTGTCACCAGTGATTATGGCCGTAGTACCGATTTGATAAGCACCAGCGGAGCCACCAAAAACACGGACTGTAGCAAAAGCCTGACCAGTAACGGTGTAGAGTACATCTCCAACATCAAGTACAGTGCTGGGGTCTGCTGCGCTACTATGTAGAGTAATAACTGTGTGAGGAGGCGCAGCAAGGGCAAAGTCAGCATAAGAAAGAACTTGAAGTCCCGTATCGTAATTTGCATTTGCCGTCTTTGCCGAGCGACTGGCGTTATCCGAGACGACCATGTTTGACAAATCGGTAGAAGCAATCTGCAATGCTTCGCCACCTTTGGTTTGTCGCATGCTGGTGAGTTTAAGTTTGCCGTTACCATAGTCGGCGTTGGCGCTGGCGAGCACTTCGTTGTGGACAGCGATGTTGGATGTAGAGCCTTCCAATGTAAAAGCAGGGCTGAACTCTACAGCCGCCTTGCTCACACGGTCCTCTTTGTTGATGAGGTCAGCGAGGTTCTGTGCCGTAGACACTTTGTCAAAGTCAGCCCGCCAGTTCGTAGTTCCTGTGCCAACGCTCAGTGTGGCGATGGAGCCGTTGCCGATGGCAAAGTAGACGGAATCGCCAGCAAGCCCTTCGTGGTCAACGATTTCAAGGCGAGTCTCGGCTGAACCAATCTCACGGTAGTTCTCACCTTGCCACATCTCAAGGCGTAAAATCTGCTGAATGTTGCGGAAGAGAAGTGGAGTCGTACCGACATAGTCCGTAAAGTATCGGCGACGGTAAGGCTTGTAGGTGTCAAAGTTGAGGTATTCGGCCGACACGAGGTAAGGTCGCCAAGCGTTATGCGTTACATTGTCAATGCGGTCTTGCACCTCTTTGATGCGCTGTTCCACATGGCTGCGCTTCATACCACGGATTTTGCCGTTGGTGAATGATGCTTGATTTTGAACATAAGTATTGTCTGCTACCGCTACATCTGTCAAGTCAACATGCGAAGCAATCGTAGCACTGCCGGAAGAGTTTATGTCTTTTAGATTGAGTTTTACGCCGTTGTTGCCCCCACTGACAATGGTATCAATTTCTGCGGTAAATCCAATAGGGTATGCGTCACTGTAAACAAGGATGGTATCTCCTGTTGAAAATCCGTGGATTCTATAATCAGCACCTGTAACGAACACAGCGTTAGCAACAGTGTCAGCACTTGCTAAGACCGCTTCGCCCGGACCGATGCCAAGAAGGTCAGCGACTTTTTGCGCAGTAGTGTAGACAATCTCAGTGGGACGAAGAGGCCGTGTTTCGGGCTCACCGGGGCTGAACACTACAGGCATTCATACTCCTCCCTCACCAAAGGCCAAATCGCCGCATGTCGTCTTGAATACCCTTGAGCAACTGCTCGCCAACGGACATCCACTGTCCAGTTTGGACTTCGTCATCATCGTCAAGTGCGCCGACGCCTGCTTGAAGTCGCTGCAAGAAGTTCATGTTGGAAGGTGGCATAGCCGACTCAGCCGTCGCTGCGGGTGCTGGTGCACCGCCGCCGCCCATCAGCATCTGCTCAAGTTCTTCCTGTGAGAGTTGTGAGAAGTCCGGAGCGCCACGAATAGATTGGCCGGACTCTCGCATGCCTTTTGCTCGTCGGCGTCGGCCACGGATTTCGTCTTGGCTTTCGGGGATGGTGCGGTCAAGTCGGCTGTCCGTTTGTTCGCCGCCCATGCCGGGGATTTGAGTAGGTCGCCCCCGTCGTGGGTTTTGCTCGTCCCGACCTGCCACTGGTATGTTTTGACCTGTTCGGAAAGCATACTCAGTTCGCTTTGCTTCCGGAGAAAGTTCATCCATGCTCGGGCGTTGTCGGTCCTCCGTCGGTCGGCCACCCATTTGTACAAACTTCTCATCAATCTCGTCTTCCTTCGCATCAATTGCGCTTTGAATACGGGCCATTTGCTCACGATAGTCAGCGGGCTTTTCTCGCTCGGGAAGCATATCCAGTTGACGGAGTTGAAATTTGAGGCGACTAACCTCCGCTTCAAGTAGACCTGTTCCCATCGTAGCGTCCTGCTCCATCGCACGGCGACTCATGTCCATTTGTTCAAACGCTCGGTCGCCGTAGATTTGGTCCATCTCGCTCAAGAACTCGCCGCCCTCGCCTCGGAGATTTACTTGTTGAAGAGCATTTGACATGGCTTCGCCAGCCATTTGATTCATCATGGCTTCATCCATTGTGCCTGCAAGAGCCTGTTGAATGTCAACCCGAGTGCTGGCAAGCGGATTTCGGGCAATTTCTGCTTCTGCCATCTGTCGTCGCATATCGGACACTTGAGCGGCTTGATTGCTGAGACTTTGCATAACAGCGGACTTAAACTGACCAAGCATTTCGGGACTGGCTTGCCCTTGACGAACCAAATTCTCAAACTCATGTTGAATCTGTATGTCCATACGCTGCTGAGCCGTAACCATAGGGTCACGCTCTTGAGGTGCTGGGCGCACTTCGGGAGCGTCAATGGAAATTTCTTTACCTCGTCCAACAAGTTCGGGGGCGATGCCAGCCGTACTTGTCGTGATAGGCGTAGCCTGTTGCATAGCGTTTTGCATGACATTGTCCATCATGCCCTGCACTTCGCCAAAACTACCGGGGTTGGCAGCCGCTACCAAGTCTCGCTGAGCCTCGGGCGTCATACGAAGCCCTTGCTCTTGTAGCATCCTATCCAGTTGTTGGAACATCACTGCGCCGGGCTGGCTAAGCCGCATGGTTCGTGCGAGTTCGCCAACAGACTCTATGTCGCCCAAGTCGGCCCGTGTGGAGCCAAGTGCACCCAAGTTGTCGGCGTCAACGGAGAGTTCAAGACCTTGTGTAGTCAAAAACTCTTGAAACTTTGCAGGGTCATCTCGGATAGTGCCCAAAGCCTGTGCAATAAGCATCTGTCGCATTTCATCGCTACCACGCCCGCTTCGTCCGAGTGACATGACCGTACTGGGGTCGGCTCCGAACATTGCTTGGAATCGCTCGGGCTCGGAACTGAGGAATCGGTTAAGGAGTTTTGGAACAGGAATCTCGTCTCGTGGACCTTGCTTACTCCGGAAATAAGGATGAACTCCACTGGGGTCAAACACTTGACCGATGTTACCAAGTCCAGCACCTTCGTCGCCACCTTGGATGTTTTCGGAGATGAATCCTTTTTCTCGTCGTTCGCCCGTCTTGGCGTTTTCTTGACCTTGCATGATGGTCCGACGAGCATCAAGGCCTGCTCGGAAACTGGCACCGATGTCGCGCTTCTCACGCTCGTCTTCGTCAGTTTCCTCAAAGGCTTCTCGTCGGCGACCACTGCCAGTTGGTCCAAGTTCTTCACGACGGCGTGCAAGTTGTGCTTCTCGCTCTGCCATTTCTTCATCGGAGAATCCTTCAAACGCCTCTTTCTGTCGGAAAGGTTGGCCCGTGAGAGGGTCTACGAGTTTACCAGTTTCGGGGTCCATGACTGGCATCCTTTCTCCAGCACCTTTGCCTTCTCGTGGTTCTTCACGAGGGGCTTGAGGGATGCTCGTGACGCCTTTGCGGCCACGGATGTTCAAGGCTTCTCCACTACGCTGTGCTGTTTTTGATGGGAGGCCAAACTTCTTTCGCTCTTCGGCAGTCATTTCGGAGATGGGCTTAGGCAGATTGCCACGCTTCCTATCACCTTGGTCTTCACGGACTGCTTTCCGAACAAGAACTCGTCCCATATCACTCACCATGTTCCCCTAAGTTATAATCCATTTGCTTGCCACAAGTTCTGCACTTGTCAACCCAGCAGAAGTAAAGCATGCCACAGTCCGTACAGCGAGTGCCTGCACCGATGTTCAAAACATCGCCAGTCTTGCGTGTGCGAATGCGTTGCTTGGAAGTGATGCCCTCAAGAGGACGCTCTTTGTTGTGAACCGAGCCGACGCCAAAGCGTTCTGCAAAGCGAATACCTCGCTTCTCAAGGCGCTCTACTTCGTCAAGACCAATGGTCGCTTCATCCATCATAACCACCTCAACTGGTAGTCACGAAGATAAACACATTCCCAAGAATCACATGCGGGTCTGCTGACACGCAAGTGTTAGAGCCAATTGCCGTACTGATTTCAGTCGCAATCGCCGTTTTCTTCGTTGAGTCTTGAAAATCTCTCGGAGCAAACGGACCAAGGATGGTGACGCTCTTTGCCATCTAAGCCACCTCATCGGCGACCAATAGCAAGGAAAGTTCCAGCGACGGTAGTTCCGCCAACTACAGCAGGGACGATTGTAATCGTCGTACCACTCACAGTACCAGTATCTTGAAGGTTGAGATTGGCGGGTGTACCGCCATCATCCGCAACAGTAGAGTCAACCACTTGAGGTGTGTTTGCGGACGGATTCAAAATAAGCCCATCAATGCTGGTCATCAAACTGCTCAAGTCAATGCTTGCGTCAGCCGCTTCGTAAGAGCCGGTCACGACGATTCGGTCGCCAAAGTAGGTTGGTCGGGGGTCAATTGTTACTGCCATATTTATTCATCTCCTGTTGGGGTTTCTGCCATTTCTTCTTCAAGAACTTCGGCTGTTGGTTCGGCTACGGGTTCCGGGTTTAAGAAAGCATTGACAGATTTGAGGAGAGTGGCCTTGGTGGCGTAGCCGCCGACCGCAAGTCCCTTCTCTTTCATCCATGCGCCAATGTCCTTCTTGGTCCAGCCAGCATCGGGGATGCCGTCGTCGCCTTCGTCAACTGTGATGCCTGCGTCGCCTTCAATCCGCCACCACTTGCCCTGCAAGAGATGTCGGTTAGCGTCAAGGTATTCTTGAGACACTTCCATGGGGGCTCCACGGACTGCCATGATTCGCTTCATGCCGGGGACTCGCCTTTCAAAGAAAGGCCCAAGTGCCGTAATCGTGGGCAAGGTTATCCACCTCAAGCCACAATCATCCAGCAGGTCACCAGTGCATCCGAGGTGCCAGTCACCGTGAATTGAGCAACACCACTTGCGTTGATGTTCTTCAAGGTCACAGCGGCTGATTCCGTGCTGTTGTCGCCAACAATCACGGCCAAGACACGGGTAGCGTCGCCGGTAAGTGTGATGGTTTCGTCGTTCACAAGTTTGACCGTGAATTGACCGCAGACCAATTTTGCACCAGCGACAGCATTGCCGTCGGAGTTGGATGCAACAAACCCAGTGAGGGAGCCGGGGTAAGAACCACCAGCGTTGCCGTCCAGCCAGTTGGTATCGCTACCCTCTGTGCCAGCGTAAAGGTCTAAGGTAAAACTTTCTGTGAAGACTGCGCTTCCACTGCTCGTATAAGTAATTGCCATTTTTCATCATCTCCATGTTTTTTTTTTCAGTTTCTCCATCACTCCAAGTCTCGGATTGAACCGTGACCTCCAAAGAAAGTCGTCCATAGTTCTCCCATGGTTCGGTACAATCCCTCTTGACCGAGGCGGTTGATGGCGAATGGGTCACCGGTTTCAATTCCGGATTCGTAGTATTGCGTTGGCTTAGCCACACTAAAGTGCAGGTAGTCCGTGTCAAGGAAGTACATTCGGCTGATACCGGAGGCATCTGCGACGACATCCTTGGAAGGAATGATTGGGACACCGTTGTAGGTAGCCACAATGAAACCAGCCTCAATACCGGGAACACCCTTCACACCGTTGAAGGTAGGGGTGACTCGCTTCTCTTCCATGAATCGCTGTTGTGCTTGGAGGAGTTGCTGGATTCGCATCAAGGTGTCGTAGCCCGTAAGGATAACCTTGGGGTTTCCACCACGGACCCAAATCTTGCGGAAAATGTCGTCAAGGTGGTCAAGGCTGAGCACACGGTTGGTACCCTTGGTACCGGAGGTGCTGACCTCGGCTTCGGACCAAGAGTTGGCCGTAGCGTTGCGGTCAATGCTGTAGATGTCAGCATCAGTGAGGTTGCCGTAAACGGTACCGCTGCTGTCAAATCGCATTTTGTCGGCAGTGTTAGCACTCGTTTCAAGAGCGCCACAGGTGACACGGTCCAAGGACTCGTAGTCGTTGCCGGCAGGGGTGTCAACATCTTGCGTGAGCATTTTGTTGATTTCTTCTGCGTGGTGCTTACCCATTTCTTCCTTGAGGATGGAACGGATGTCGCCAAGTCCATCGTCCTTGTCGTTAAGGAAAATGGCCATTTCGCTCATGTCAAAAGTGTGAGCGATGGTCTTTGGCTTTGCAGCGATGTTTTGGAAGGTTGGCTTCGTCGTTTCGGGAAGCGTTCCGTTCTCAGCAATTCCGCCGCCCTTGGCAGAGTCGGGGCGAGCGGTGACAACACGCCATCCGCTTCGGTCCCAAGGCTTCTTTGGAAGAATGGAGAAGGCGTTGAACTCTTGGTTCAATTGCGACCAAACTTTGCGTCCGTAGATGGCTTGGTAGGTACCAGCCGTGGTGGACAACATTGGTGCGTCAGCCTTCAAAAGTTCGCTACCGGAGTAGGCGTAGCCCATGTTGGAGCCAGCGCCGTAGTAGTAGCGTTCCATGTCGTTAATTGTGCGTAGGTAATTTCTTGCCATTTTTCATCATCTCCTGTTCAGTTAAATGCTCTCCCAGCCAGTTGGTGGACTTCGTCCCATGACATGTTTGCCATGTCTTCGGTGGAAGGAATGGTGATGGATGGTGCGGCTTCCGACTTGCGGAGCGTTGCACCTTCGCCAGTAGCGAGGCCGTCAATTCGTGCACTGAGGGAGGCAACTGCCTTCTCAATGGATGCGAGTGGGCCACGAGCGTCAAACTGGGAAGCACGGCGGGTTTCAACCTCAGCCGTTTGCTCCTTAGCGAGACGGTCAGCGAACACTGCGCCGAGGCTGCTCTTGAGTTGCTTCTCAACGGAAGCAGCCTTGTAAGCAGCGTAGGCTTCCTCAACTTGTGCTGGGGTCAAGTCCGATGGGGACAAGAATCCCTTGGCAACTTCGCCGCCGGAGCCGCTGTTGAGTTTGCCGATGGCGTTGGTGGAAGGTGAGCCGCCCTCTTGAGCACGGCCTTTCACTTGACCGCCGAAGTAAGCAGCACCGTCTCCGATGGATTCGGGGGTGGAGCCAAGGTTGGCCTTGGAGAGTTGGTCAAAGTGATGGCGAGCACCGTCAGTGTCTACACCAGCGGATTTGAGAGTGTTCTCCATCCAGTGGAGGTAGTCTTCAGTGATAACATCGCTGTACTCACCTTTGTTCATACTGTGGCCATACATGCCTTCTTTTTCGTCTTCGTCTGCCATTTCCTCACCTTTGTCTTCGGTTTTTTTGTCTTCGGTTTTTTTGTCTTCGGGCTCGTCGTCCTTCTTCTTGTCCTTCATGTGCGCCGCCAAGCCTTCGGGCATTTCGCCCTTTTCCATGGCATCCAGTCGCAGGTTAATTCGGTCAAGAACTGATGACAGTTCGCCCATTGCTTCGTTTTCGTTGGTCATTGTGGTGTCCTCCTTCAATATACGGAAGGTTGCTTCGGGGTTTATCCCTTTTTCACAAATGGTAACCTCGTGTAGTTCCAGTTTGGAGATTTCCGTGTAGTCGCCATGTTGGCTGTCGGATTTGTTGACACGCTTGAAAGCCTGTCCTCCAATACTGAATCCACGAAGGGACCCTTTGCGAATTTCATTGGCAACTTCTCGTGCCTTCTCAATGTCATCACGAACTTTGATGACGACAAACAGACCAGCGTCATCAACACCGGACTTCCAAAGTCGGCCACTGCTGTCGGTGTAAGCATCAATGACGCTGCCGACTTGGATGTTGGAGTGAGCCAACTGAACATTGCGGAACTCTTGGGACTTCATGAATCCGTCAAAAGCATTTTTGAGTGCGCCTCGGGTAATCAAGTCCCCTTGCTTGTCCACCATTTCAACGGAGGCATAGCCTGCGACAACAAGGTCACCGCTGCTCTTGAGTACCGAGAGACTACCCGTCTGAGAGAACGGGGAGGTTCGGAGAGCAGTGGCCATCATTGCTGGCGAATACTCTTGTCATGGTATTTAATCAGTATGGATGACGGCCTTCTCGTCCGTAAGTTCCAAATCGCCTTGCAGTGCGTTGTTTTTAGGAAACTTTTTCTTGTCTTCATTTGCTTCTTTCTCATCACGCTCAATGTCACGGACATCGTAATCGGGCATGGTTTTAGCATCGTTGAGGTTTGTGGGACCACTGGGTGATTGGATTGGTGTAGCAAAGTCAAAGCCCAAACCTTTGGCTCCCCCGTGATAGTCGCCAACAGCACCAACGCTGCTCTTCTCCAACAGTCGCTCTAACAGCAACAGGCTCTTGCTAAGGATATGGCGTTTCTTGCGCTTCCATTCTGTGCCCTCTACTTTGTGAGGTTCGGTAAGTGGTTCGGCT